NCAGATAGTGTCGTGAAGCTGCCCCTGCAAATTCCTTCCAAGTATCAAATCCGTTTGGATTCCTAAGCTTCTGAATAATCTCGTGATCTGTATCAAAATTACCGTTAATTTCCAAAACAGGCTGTATTTGCTCAAATGAGGAGGCGATCAAGTCAACAGCTGTTGCAACCGCAGAACTGGTTCTATAAAATCCCATTGCTTGTGACGAGGTTATTTTTTCGCCGCCAGCAATGATATAATTTAATAATGAATTGCGACCTACAGTAATTGTTCTTGTAGTTGCTTTAGTTTCTGGTGGGGATTTTGAGAAGGCTTTGACTAGCCGTTCAAACATGTCCGATTAAAACCCTTCGTTTTTGTATAGGCCAAAAAGCTATTGCTACCGCATCAGCTAAGTTTGGTGATTTTGTTCCACTAGGTTTTTTATCTACTAAAATCTTTAATGACCCTGGCTTTAGAATTGCCTGTGACAATTCGTCAACAAGCTGATGTAATTCTTTTAAGCCAGAAGGCAAGCTAATTAACTCTTCATGGTCATATTCCTCGCCATGAATAACCGCTTTATATGTCTTTTCAAATCTTATTCTTAATTGCCACCATGCCTGAGCCTTAAGATTGGCATAAAAATCTTTATTTCTAGGGGAGTCTATGTCGCCTGGTATAATTCTGGCCTTGGGAAACAATGGCCCTGCTCCGGCGTTCCAAGGCACAATATCAAGGTGCTTAGGTAGCTTTCCTTCACGTCCTAGTCGATTAGTTTCGGCCTTAACTCCGGCACCTACCCCTATACAATCATACTGCAAAGAATTAATTTTGTAAAGTTTACTATATAATACCGCTTTATTTGCCGTTTGTCCAGTATCTCCTTGAGCCCAAGAAATAATGTCCTTTAAAATTGGGCCTTTTCTTACCGCTAAGGCGTTCTTATCTCCTCCCTCATCTGCTACGTCAAGACCACCTATGACTAGCCCTTCTGCCTCAAACCCTAGCTTTATATGAGCATCTATAGACGCCTTTACCCATATAGAAGGGATAATTATGCCCTCTACCGCTGCGGATGGGTCACGGTCTACCTCTTGGGCAAAATTATGCAGCAAGCCAGCCCTTTCTTCCTGTGCCCTTCTTTTATCATACCATTCTTGCGTCTTAAGTGGATGATCTCTCCAGTCAAAAATAAAAACCCTTACGAATCCAGACTCTATTTTTTTACCCGGCTCCCAAACTATACCCGCTTTGCGCTTATGATGAAATAGTGTATTAGTCCCCTTAACGCTTGAAATATCTATCTGAGCCTTAGTGTTGTCACTTAAAGCGGCTTGTACCGTGCCCGCTCGTTCAACATGAGCAAACTCGTCAACAACATAAATTGCTTTCCGACCGCCACGACCAATGTTGTCTCCCGCCTCTCCCGTGATTGTTGAACCTGTTTCAGGGTTAATAATTTTCATATATGTGGCGTGTTCATTTAATTTAAATCCTTTAGGCCAAAAAAACCGGGGTAAATTGTCAATAATCATACGCATTTTTTCAAATATACTGTCTGTATCACCCTTTCTATCTACGTTTATTTCCTTTCTTGAACCCCATCCTATTGAAACTCCCAGTACAAATAACCATAACCAGATAGAAAAGGCGCAACACACCCATGTTGCCCCCATATCTCGGCTTTTTTCACATAATCCAGGCTCTTGATCGTTAAAACATTCAAGCAAGAAGTCTATAAATTCATGCTGGCGAGGAAATAAAATGAATGGCAAGGTAGTCGGTAGATTTTTAGCAGAATTTCTGGGGTCGTAAGTGACCGCCCAGTCGTTAATAAATTCGTGGGGCTTGTCTTTGTAATATGCTTTTGCCCCCTGTTGGAGGGCAGGATTGGCATTAATTTTCTTAAGGCGTGTTAGACGGTCTTTTAGAACTTCTTTATAGTCTGGGGGGAATTTATTCATATTCTTTCAGCTGTTTTTAAGCCAGTTTTCATAATCACCCTCATCCATTTTAAAACAGGCTTGAATAATTAGTGTGTTCCATTTAAAACTCCTTATTCCCACAATTTATAATCATTTCAAAATACTATCTATCTCTACTTCAATTTCTGGGTGATGTTTAATAAACTCTTTGTCATTTTTAAATTGCCTTAACTTGTTTTTCAAGTCACGCTTAAACATTATGAGAGTTTCATCACTCATATGATCGTCTAAATAACGCATAATTGAACCAGCAAATAACCGCTCAAATATTAATTGCCATATTTCTCTAAACATTTATTCTTCCCCCTATTCAACTGGCGTTGAGGATCATAATTAGCCCCTAAAAATACAGCATCTTGTGGAAGCCCACTTTCAATTTTATAACATGCACCCTCCTTACACATATCTGCAAACACCACATCGGTAATAGGGACAAGCACTCGCCGTCTAATACTGCCTATAGTTCCTTCCATTTCATTTCTCCTATCCGTTAGTGATTCCTATATTGTTTTGCATATCAACACCCCCATTCTCCACCCTTGTTCAGTCGGTTCAAGCCTGATAAAAGGTGACTTGTAATCAGTTCTATCTGAAAAATGTGGGTCGATTAACTTCTGTGACATTAAATCTTGGATCGTTAAATTTCTGTACAGCAAAATTTTTATGCCTTCATAATTTTCACAATTTGGATACCTAGCCTTTATGAGTAAATTGTTGCTATGTTCATAATATTCTATTATTTTATATCTAGAAGGGTCTGGATTGCTCGCTACTTCTTTCTTGTATTCACAACTAGAACAATCTTTAGCAGGATAGTTGGCTTTTGAAACACGTAATGGGCCACAACCCATATTATCCCCCTATCTGGTCAAAATCTTTTAAATATCCGTAAGTGATTGACATTTCAATGCCCTAATCCCTCTTTTGGCTCATTCCACTTCTTACTCTGGCATCTCGGACACCGCTCCCTTGTTGCCTTTCTTGGCACCCAAATATGTCCACATTGCTGGCATTTTAGTGTTGGTATTTTCATTTTTGCTCCTAGTTGTTATTTTAACATTATAGCATATAGCGTATAATAAGTCAATAATGTTTGCAAGTTTGGGCGGGAAGTGGTATAATGTTTGGTAGTGGGTGTGCATGCCTACTTTCTATAATTAACATAGTAGTGTGGTTATGGGAATATTACAAAGAGCCTTGTATATTTCTGGCTCTTTTTATTTGGTGACTAAGCGCACACTCGTTAAGGGGCGGGTGCCTCGATTGCCCGCCCTGTCACCTTACAGCGCATCGAGGGCGTTGACATGAGTAAAAAAGATCACGATTATATACTTGACACAGGTTTGGAATGCCCCTAAAATGGAAATATGTCTGAACCGATTAATAAATTAATATCTAAAGTGTTTAAAGATACGTTTACGCATTTTGGAATTAATAAGCAAACGGCAAAGGAAACTGTTTGTATAATTATTTTGGGTTTCTATTTTTTCTATAGTCGGTCAGGAGAAACAGAAACAATTATGGAATTTAATACATTCATAGATTTTGTTATAAAACCTTTTGGTATTATATTTTTATGGAATCTTATTTGTGCTCCTTATAGGTTAGCAAGAGAAAGAGAAGAAGCCCTTAAAGGAGACCTTGATGTAGCACACAAGCAATTAGCTCAAAAAGAAATAGCAAAAAATAAAGAAAAAGATTTTCCGCAGCTAACTCAAACTTTGATTGATGTACTTATCATTATAACCAATAATAAACCTGCATTACATGATTTTATTAAAGAAAAAATGAATAAAATTGAACACAATGAAACAGATTTTAACAATTCGTTAGATATTTTATTCCATAATAATATGATAAGACATGAAAGAAAAATAAAATTAAACAAAGAAGAATATGACAATTATGGATTGACTAATAATGGTTCTAATTGTTTACAAAAATATAAAAATTCAGACGAATATAAAAACTCTAAAGCGCATGATATAAAAATGAAATTATGGCTTAATAAAGGAGGTTTTGGTCGATTAGGGAAAGGAGGTAAATCAATTCTCCATAATTATGTATTTTGGGCAGAACCTGAAGAAATACCAGAATCTTGGTTTAAAGTTATGGAGCCATATAGACTATAATTAAGCGGTTAACTCCTTATATTCTAACATTTCAGAGCTTATTAGCTTTAACAATGTGTCTCTAAACAAATAAGGGTTATCACGATTATTGTAACGCCATTCTAATTCATCAAGGTAGGCTTCAAGATGCTTGGTACTAACTTTATGATAAGAACCAATTATAGAGCGTTTCAAAAGGCTCCAAATGTTTTCAACAGTGTTGGTGTGGACATCACCATTAACCCATTCATTCTTGCTGTGATTAACTGTCTTATGTTCTGTGTCTTCATCTTCTATGCCACGATAAGCTTTCCAGTCGTCAGTGTAGATAGCTTCGGTGTCGTCTGCGGTATTTTCTTTAATGAACTTGTGCAGGGTTTTGCGATCATTGTTCTTAATAACTTGCAATCTAACTTTTCCACCTCTTTGAACGGCCCCAATTACTATGGTTTTGTTATCTTTGTTACCACTGCCTACACCTTCTTGTTTGCCGCCTATCCAAGTTTCGTCTACTTCTACAATGCCTTTAAGGAGTTTTGCGCTTTCGTCTTTCATGGTTGCTCTAATTCTGTGGCAAAGATACCAAGCAGTCTTATAAGAAACGCCAAGTGTTCTTTTAAGCTGATTTGCGGAAATACCTTTTTTAGATTCTATAATAAGATAAATCGCAATAAACCATTTCCAAAGTGGCAAGTGGCTACCTTGGAAAATAGTGCCAACTCTTACAGAAAATTGATAACGGCATGCGCTACATTCAAATTGCCCACGGTCATGTATGCGTGAAATTCTAACATCGTCACATTTAGGGCAAATAACACCATGAGGCCAACGGAGTTCTTCTAAATATTCACGACAGGTATCTTCGTTACTAAATTTTTCAATCAATTTAACAAGGTTCATATTCATGGTTCAGACTCCTAAAAAGAAACAAAAGAAAAAAGCTGCCGATCTTACTACTGATGAAGCAATGAAGAAATTGTTTTCAAAAAAAGTAGTAACTGAGCTTAAAAAGGTCACTGGTAAAACTCCTGAAAAGAAAGGCAAGTAACTTACTTATATTTATAGTATATACTAAAATTTACCCTGTGTCAAGTATATAATCGTGAAAAAGATGATAGACCCTTCACCAAACTTTACCACGATATCCCAGACACCGCTGCTTGGAAATCTCTTACAAAATATGGCAGAATAGCATATATAAATCTCTTGTTTGCTTATAGGGGCAAACAACCATTTCCTTGTCCAAGATCAAAATTAGCTATCAAAGTATCCCCAATTAAACATACAGAAGGGATTAGAGAGATTGAAGAAAAAGGCTTTATATTGGCTGACAGAATTAACAAAAAAGCAACACAATATCGTTTCCTTAAGCAATTTTTCAGGTTCACCCCTTGAACCAGAATTTAAAAACTGGTTCAGCCTGTGAACCAGAATCAATGTTTTTAGGGGTCTTTTAGATTAAAAATGAACCAGAATTTGTTAAAACTGGTTCAGCCTGTGAACAGTACTAGATATATAGACTAGAATATTATAGAAAAAAAACGCACATTTTCAAGCTTCGCTTTCAAATCTTAACAACTGGAGGTAGGAATAATGGCAGATATTAAGTTCAATAAAGAGTTCATAGTTGATATTGGAAATCTCAAGGTAAAGTGTTATGCCTTTAAAGAGGTTGTTATTGGATTTGTTGTATTAGAAAATATTCCTAGCGAAATTATAGTCCCATATCCATTAGTGCTTAACATAGAAAATAGTAATGTGGTTAACTTAAAAGATTGCAACGAACGATTAAAGTATAGGGGGGTCTTGCCAGTACCACCAAAAACATATCAGATTACACTATATTTTGATATAGATAATGATGTTGACGGTGGATATAGCAATGAGTGTGTTTTGGGTATTTTACATCCTGATGAAGATAAAAATACGGTGGACTGGATGGATGAAGTCAAGTCAAGACTAGAAGAAAAATTATTATAGAACAAGGCACGGGTTCGATTACAGCTCACCCGCTAAGAACTGGAGGTAAAAACTTAGCCAGCTTCGTCTGCCTCTTGCATCAAGCTATCCCTCGTGAATATAAGTGTTCATAAATTTGGTCGTGAATCTTAGTCTCTTGCCGCTTTAGCATGCTAAGCTTTGCCCTTAAATGCTTATATTTGTGGCTGTCTTTCTTGTCTTTAAGGTCAATTAGCAAGTGGTAGATTGAAACGATTTCAGCGTTAAGCTTCTTTAGTTCAGCTTCTCTTGCTGTGATAAAGGGGTCTTTTGGGGTGGGTTGACATGAAAATAGTGACTGGAGATATTTAAACAGGTGCATATTATTTATGCTTCCACGGGCTGTGGCATGGAAATATTTTAAACGAATTAACCACCTGCCCTGTTTTTAAAATATTCCAGATGAAGGCTAAAACTCCAATAACCAGATAAAGGGCTAACCCAATTGGGCCAGTAACAGCCGCAAGAAACGCTCCTACCCTATATTTATAGCTTTCTTCATCAGGAAAATTCCGTTCGTTTCTCATATCTGAGTAATAAACTATGTACAGAACAGGAATAAAGCCAATCCAAAGCATTATTTTGAGCATTTGTTACTCCTTTTGGTCGGGGCAGTAGGATTTGAACCTACGATCTCTGGCTCCCAAGGCCAGTGCGCTAACCAGGCTACGCTACACCCCGATATTATCTTAAGCCAAAGCCTAGGTACTGGCCCTAGCCTTCACAAGCTACTTAGCTAGCATTCTTCACTTGTGCGTGTACTCTCTTGACCCTTGCCCCGGCATGTTAGCTTTCAGCTTCTTTTGAGCCACTTTAGCTACTATTTCTTGCAGTCTCTTGCGGTTACAGAAATGGCAGCGGCAATTGTCTGGGTGGTCAGCTATTTTCTCTTTCAGCTTTTCAGTTAATTTTTGCTTTGATTTATCCATTTTTAAAAGTTAAACTATATGATTAAAGATAACCGTCTTGCGCTTCTTTATGTCCTGTAGTTCTAGTTCCAATATGGACAGCCGTCTGTCTGTTTCCTCTATAAACTTTCCGATTATTCCCTCCAGCATGTTTAGCTGGTCTTGGATTTCGGGCCAGGGGGTAACTAAAGTATTTTCCAGCAAATCGTCAGAATTGCTGTGATAGTTGGTTTCTTGTTTTACCATTGCTCTTGCCATCGCTTCTTGTACGGCTTCTATTGGGTCTTTATGGTCTAAAGCCTCATTTAAATCTGGTACTGATTTTTTAGAATTACTCATTGTTCTTCATAGGAATGTAAAGAGTTAGCTTTAAAGTCATCAATTAACATCTTAATGGCATAGACAATCCCACATAATGCCCATGCAAAACAACAAATATCCCACATTATACTAGACTGCTTATTGACAGCAAGTATAGGAAAAGCCATGCTACCCCAAATTAAGAAAATCGCCTTAAGTCTAACTTGCCAGCCTATAGCACAATTGTTATCCATAATTTGTATGATTTTATTCTCCACAATACCATCCAGAGCTTTTAAGTTCTGCAACTTTTGCATTAAATTCTTCTGTGGTTTCACATTCTATAGGGTAGTGACATTCTATAAATGCCTCGTTAGAAGTTAGGTTGTATGTTATCTGATGGACTGGCATGCCCCGACCTTTGTTGCCAAACAATAACACTAACCCTTCAAATGGCACAAAAGGCAAGCTTGTTTTTAAATGTATTGGCTGCCAATCACCATCTTTAGATTTAACAGACCAATACAAAACCACATCAACCATTATCTGCACCGTTCTTGACCATTTGCTGGTAGAGTTGAGCCGCTTCTTTATCGGACATCTTGGCGGTAATGGTAGCGTTTTGGGTCTTAATGGGCGCGCCGTCTTTGCCAGTAATTTCTTGTTGAATCTTATCGCCGTATTTTCTTGGTTGTTGTCTAGCTAAACACCATTTGCGTGTATCAATTCTTATTTTGAGCAGTTGAGACATTACAGGGTCGGTGCATTTATCAGCGAGTTCGACTAATTCATCAAAGATTACATCGGCTCCAAACTCCCGTGCTTGGGCGTATTGGGTAAAAAAGTCCTTTTTATTTTGGTCTATAAGCCAATTCATAACAGTATGGCGTTCTGGCATTCCTTTTTTACGGCAAGTTTTTCTAAGGCTATTACCTTTGGCTAAACTTTCGCAAATTTTATCCGCAAGTTCTTGAGTAAATATTTCTGGTCTACCCATTTTAGCCACATTAACCACGTCCTTTCAGCTATTTTCATAGATTTTATGATTCACCAGTTTAATTATATCCTCAACCTTTCATTTTCTTTCGCTTTTTCTTAATTGGCACCCACCATTTACGGAAGATTTCTAGGATAACCGCTGGCTGATTATTATGGGTAGTATTTATTAATCTTGTCGGGATATTTTCATTTTGAAAATGTATCTCCCAAGACAGTAAAGTTTTATCCTCTGGCGATAAGGGATTAAGCCAGCCATCCCAGCGGGCTTTTTTTTCTTGTTTAGCTTCTGGATGGCAAGAACTTAATTTCGTTTTCATATTAAATTTTCCCGTAAATTTTTAGGAACTTTAGATACGACCTGGCTTTTAATTTCTGCAATTGTTTCTCTAGCCACTCTTTTAGCAATATCCCTAGACTTTCTAGCCATTCGATTATATACTTGGATGTGCGTTTCTTCTAGGGAGCTAAGCAAGTTCAAGACTTCTTGGGCACAAGTACTATGCAACAATTCCTGCTCCTTTAGACACTGGTTTTTTAGACAACTCAACTAATTTTTCTTCCAGTTCTTGGATGACTTTATCCCTTTTTTCTAAGTCATTAGTTAGGGTTGAATTTCTTGCCTCTGCGAGGGTGATTTTATCTTCTAATTCATCCTTTGTAATTCTAATTTTATTGCGCAAGATATCAACTGTTTGATGACTATCTTTTGCTTTTTCAATAATTTTGGTATTTGTTTCAAGCTTTTCTCTTATATCGTCATATCTAGAAGCAGATAGTGGTAAATCTTCTAAAATTTCTGCTAATGCTCGCAGATTATTCAGAGCTATTTCATACAGCAGATAATCATCATCAAATGACATTTAAATTCCTTTAATTTCTATTTTATTAATAAATATGATAAAAAATAGACACAGTTACTGTTTCTCCTCCGCCAGCAAGATTAGCACATTTAGCTTAAATTTGTGTATTTGAAGGTTGTATTTTAGTTTGGAGAGGAATAGATGGTAATGTTTGAGAATTTGCAATATCAATAAATGCTACTCTGGCTCTA